CTTCTCAACTTCTGCAGGCCAAACGTTACCTGTTAGAAATACCTTTTTAGCAATAGGATCTGCACCTTGTCCATGATCTCTTGACAACCAGTTCTTAATAGCCAAAGCAGCAGATATGCCAACAACGGCTTCTTTAAATGCAGCAGGAGTAGGAGTCATAAATTTTATAAACTCTGGTCCAGAACTACCAAACTCAACTCCAGACTTCACTTTCTTTTGAGCCTCAGTAATCCACTCCCCAAGTTCCTCTATGGAAGAACTTGCTTTGTTTAACTGAGATCTTGAAAAGAACATGGCCCCAGCAGCCATTACCTCAGAATATTCTAATGCCATGGTAGTGAAAAACCCTCTCTTCCATATTATTTAGAAGAGAGGGCATATTTATTAGAGGTCGTTAGGTGCGCGATACTCAGACTTGAGAATATCAAACTCACCATCGGGATATCGTTTCAGGAGTTTGAATTGGTTTGCCATGAAGACATCATCGAATCGAACACCAAGAGCAGTACAAGCCTGGGAAATGTACCACAGGATATCACCCAGTTCAATAATCATGTGATCAATATTCTCTTGACTGTAGTCTTTACCTTGGAACAGGATCTTCTTGACGATCTCTGCGAACTCACCTGCTTCTGCAACAATACCAACAGCAGCAGTGTTCAGACGAGAGACATCACAACCTTTCTCATTCAGTTCAGTAATACGTTCCACATAAGCACCAAACTCTTTAGAAGGTTTGGAGGTCATCACCTGAACAAACTCAGAGTATTTGTCGAGGTCTACAACCAGTTTGTCTGCGTTCTCTTTCACATACCTGTTATGTTCTTCCACTTGCTTCTTCTTAGCATCAGCAACGGTTTCGTATTCAAAGCCTTCGGGTTTTTCTTTCTTAGCCATAGTTAGAATTGGATGGTGTTAAACTTTGCAAATTTGTCTTGGGCTGCAGCCTCAACTGGATCTGGATGACCTGCGTCAACCAAGTTACCTTGCTGAGATTGATCAATATTATACAGTTTCATCTTCGCCCTGTCAATACCAACGCAGAATCTCCTGTAGGAGGTCGGGTCGTTGTATCGATTCTTCAACTGTTTGACCATGATCTGATTCATGGCCTCTAGTTCCTCTGTAGAGATCAGAGCAAACATAAAGTCAGCAGTAGCAGGAAGACCAAAAGACTCGGATGTGTCAGTGAGATCCACGTCAGTGTTACCAAACCCAGCGCGAGTGGTTTGAGTAGCAGAAACAATAGGTACATTACTTTCCACAGCAAGTCCACGAAGTTCCTCTGCGATTGCTTTTACATAGGTATAAGAGTTCACAATGGTTCCCTTGTACCTAGATGATGCACAGATATTCAAGTAATCGATGAATACAATATCTGGGTGAAATCCTTTCTTGATAGAAAGTTCATTGAGTAGAGATTTAAAATGGCCAGCATGGGCAGAAGCTGTAGGGTACTCTTTGATGATGAGTTTACCTTGGGTCTGTCTTGCAAGTTTGACAATTTTATTCTCGTACAATTGTTGGGGAAGTTTAGTTAGATCTTGGATGTCAACGTCAAGGAGGTTGGCATCAATTCGTTCAGCAATCTTTTCCTCTGCCATTTCAAGTGTAATGTAGAGTACGTTGCGCCCCTGCAGGAGACAGGAACTAGCCATGTGGCACATGAATAGAGACTTCCCGACACCCGTGCCAGCGAGAGCGACATTGAGAGTCTTATTAGGGAGACCACCTTTGGTAATTTTGTCAAAATATTCGAGATCGAACGGAATCTTTTCTTCCTTGCGGTGATAGAAATCATATCGTGTTTGATAGTCGTCAATAAAATCATGACCAATGTGGTCATCAAAAGAGACTCCAAGAGCCTCTGTTAGAATGGAAGGAATTGCCTCTGGGTTTTTCTTACTGTCTTTACCATCTGCAATCTTGATACTCTCAAGCAGAGCAAGATAGACAGCACGTTCTTTAGTCCACTTCTCAGAGGAAGTCAACAACCAATCAAAGTCTTCATTCTGGTTCTCAAGTTGATCAATGAACTCAGCAGATTTTGAGAAGGTATCATCAGACAATCCATCCTTGTTCTGAAGTTCTACAAGAAGAGCAGACTTAGTAGGAATATCACCATACTTCTGGAAGTATGTATTGATGATCTCAAACAAAACCTTGTAGTGAAGAGACTCAAAGTATTCCTCCTTCAGAAAAGGAAGAACTTTGCGTACATACTCCTCACGAAAGCATAGATTTGTGAGAATAACTGATTCGATTACGTTCATTGATAATGCAAATAAGATCCTACGATGTATTTGGAGTGACTCACTGGTATTCTACCACAATGAGGGAACATCCACAAGGGGGGAAAGATTAAACATCTCCCCAGTTTTGGTTTGACTGCCAATTCCAATCTAGGAAACTCTGTCTCGCCACCCTCCTTTACTGTATTCAGATAAAAGAAGAAGGTCAAAAACCTTTTGGCCGTTTTGTGATCTTGAACATCTACATGATCATCAAACCTATCATACCCATCATTCTTATACTTCTTTAACCTGAAATGTTCAAAAGCAAAATCTGCAGGGAATTCTCCTTGCAGATTCAAGTCTCTCTCATATCTTTTCAAACAATCAAAAGATGATGAGATCAATTTTTCATGTAAGTTTGGTCCAGTCTTCAACTGATTGGCAGTAAGATTAATTTGAGTGAAGTTAGGATATCCACCTTCATCATATCTCTCATGAAGTTCTTGATTAGATTCAAAAGAAAGAATCAAATCATCACATACATCTTTGCTTAGAACATTGTCATATACCTTTATTAAGTTCTTCAAACTCTTCATAAGTTAGACCCCTCCATCCATGTACGTTTTCGTGTTGAGATAAACTTCCAATAATCAAATCTACCTTTCCCTTCACACAGTAGAACCTAAAGTTATTATTCTCATCCACTACAACCATAGGCGTCTGATCAATCTCCATCTCTTTAGGTGAGGTATGATCATGGTGTGAACAACTATGTTCTTCAAACTTTTTCTCCAACCAATCTTTCGCAACTTGTCTTGCGTCTGTGGTGAGAGTTATTGGTGCCCCATAAGCGTTTCCAAGTTGCTTGATGTACTCTTCCACTTCTGAGATTCCACCATTGATATGAACCTCTCCAACAAGTCTCATATACTTTTTGAAGTCGTCTGGATTGTACATATCAATGTCTTCTGGGGTGCCTTCCCAAACAACATTGTCTTGGCACCCTATACACTCACCAGCAAGTTGTTCTTTGATGATCTCTGCCATTTCATCTGGAGGGACAAACTCAGCCATATGCGAACTCCATCTTTGCGGACTCATCCAGTGCTTGCATCACTTCGGGGGTGAAGTATTTTTCGGGATCAGCGAGAATAGACTTAGGATAAACAGAAGATTCACCAACCTTGATGCGATTACCGACCTTATCGAATACTCCGTACTTGATACCCAATTCCAGTAGTCCGTAATAGCGGTCCAGTCCACGTTCATCATAGAACAACCTCGTTTCTACTTGAGAGTTTTCTTTAGTCAATCGAGACTTGTACGTCTTACACTTGATAATGTTACCAACGATTTCAGTACCATCCTTCTCTTTAGATTTGCTGAGATAGATGATAGTAGAAGCAGCATACTTCAGACCAGATCCTCCACCCATTTCTTTGGTGGGGACATAGGCACCTACCACGTCATATGTATGGTTTGTAACGATCATAGGTACGTTTGCCTTACCCAGTTTGAGGGTCAACACTCGGAAGATAGACTTGGTAACCTGAGCACGGGTCATGTCTCTGGTTTCCTTACCTGCTTCAGAGTCTTCAACTTCCTTACTGGTAGAAAGCATTCCAAGAGAATCCAGACAGAACATCATAGGTTTACGATCTTCTTCTTTCTGTTCTAGATACTTATCTAGAATCTTGATAGATTGTGTGCGAAACTCCTGTACCGTAGTCACAGGGACAATGATCATACGACTAGAATCGATGCCACGACTCTCAATCATCTCACGAGAGATTGCAGATTCAGACTCAAAATAAATGACTCCAGCATCAGGATCAGAATCAAGAAAAGAACGAACAACCCCAAGAGTAAAAAAAGTCTTCCCCGTGCTCGATTCACCAGCGATAGCAGTAATTTTGTTGGAAGGAATCCCACCAAAAATAGATCCGCTAACAAGGGCGTTGAAAATATAACTGCCAGTATCAACGAAAGATGCAACGTC